GGGCTGTTTCAAAAATTCTTTAAAATATTCTTAGAATTGGTGAAGCTTTTAAAGGGTGTGAATTGATTAGATTGTTATTTATTGGCTTAGGTTTTTTGAGATTGTAGAGAGATATATTTTATATCTTTTATAAATACTTTTATTTCTTTTAAAGCTGTAAACCTGAGAGAGATTTTAAGAGATTGAGAAAGATATATAGGTCATAACTATTGACTTATTATCTAGTTGCTAATTAGACTCATTCTAAGGTAGGGTACACAAGAGCCATGGGGGGTGGGGGTGGTAGTATATATACTGCTTATACAATTTAAGTAGATTTAGATTGTAAACTAGATGAAGGTCGGCTGCTTTATAGATTAATTGGGGGGTTGTTATATTGCTGGACTGCCCCAGAGAAGATATATTATAATCTATGTATATGTTTCACCCCCTGGAGGGCAGATATAGAGATTATACACCCTATGTTTACAAATGTCAACATTAAAATAAAAAATATTTTAGTTGTCAACTAGATTTAATTATGCTATAATGAATTGTATGAATAATAACTTTTTACCAGGAACAGAAACTAAGAGAAAACTAACAGACCAACAACAGTCTTTCCTAGATGCACTAGCAACTAAGACTAAAGGCAATGTAAAAGAAGCATTAGTTATAGCAGGGTATGCGACAACATCGCAATCAGCAGTTGTGGACTCTCTGAAGAATGAGATAATAGATGTTGCTAACAAGATACTAGCTACATCAGCTCCTAAAGCAGCAGAGAAACTAGTAGAGATTCTAGAGAGTGAAGACCCTATCCCACAAGTAGGTGCTAAACTACAAGCAGCACAGACATTGTTAGACAGAGTAGGTATTGCTAAGAGAGAAAAATTAGATGTAACTCATACTGCAGCAGGAGGTATCTTTATAATTCCTGAAAAGAGAGATGTAATAGATGTTAACGCAGAGGATGTAACACCAGATGATGAATAAAAGAAGAAGTTCAACTATACCTTATGGGTATAAACTAAAAGAAGATAAAACATTAGAACCTATTGAGAAAGAAATCAAAGCTTTAGATGACGCTAAAGAAGGTGTTAAAGCTGGGGCGTTCTCATTAAGAGGTGCAGTAGAGATAATGGAAAGCCAAACAGGTAGAAGATTATCTGCTATGGGTTTAAAAAAAATCATAGATAAAGATTCAAGTAAACAAGAACCAACAACAGGATTGTTAAGCAAAGATGGCACGACAATATAATTATGGTTATGAACATAAAGCTAAGTTAGCAGCTAGAAAAGCTGTTAAAGAAAAAGAAAAAGAGATTGAGAAACTTCGAAAGAAGCTAGATAACAGAACTCAAAAACTTAAACTTAAGAAAGAAAGCATAGCTAAAGTTCAACAAGCTGAACAACAGAAACAGTCTGATAAAAAAGGAACTGTTCTAGATGGAAAAGAATATAATGCTTTGCCTGAAAGTGTTAAGACTCTCCTAAAAGAAGAACAGCAAAGAATCGTCTTCAAGCCAAATGAAGGACCTCAAACCGATTTCTTAGCTGCAGGAGAACAAGATGTACTATATGGTGGGTCAGCAGGTGGTGGTAAATCATATGCCATGCTAGTTGACCCATTAAGATATATGCACATTAGAGAACACAGAGCATTGCTACTTAGAAAGTCAATGCCTGAATTAAGAGAATTAATAGATAAGTCTAGAGAACTATATCCTAAAGCTTTTGCTGGTGCAAAGTTTAGAGAGGTAGAAAAGATTTGGAGGTTTCCTAGTGGAGCTTCATTAGAGTTTGGATATTTAGATAGGGATGCAGATGTTTATAGATACCAAGGACAATCATATACTTGGATTGGTATAGATGAATTAACACAGTACCCTACAGAATTTCCTCTCCAGTACTTGCAGTCACGATTGAGAACAACTAATAATGCAATACAATGCTACATTCGGTGTACTGCAAACCCTGGAGGGGTTGGTGGACATTGGGTTAAGAAAAGATATCTTGACCCTTCTCCTCCTAATGAATCCTTTCAAGGACAAGATAAGATAACAAGAAGATTTATACCAGCAAGATTAGAAGACAATCCTTTTCTTTCTGCTGATGGTAAGTATGAGCAGATGCTTATGTCATTACCACCTACACAAAGGAAACAATTACTAGAAGGTAACTGGGATGTTGCCGAAGGTGCAGCCTTTACAGAGTTTGATTATGATACACATTGTGTTGACCCATTTGAATTACCTAAGCATTGGGAAAGAGTAAAAGGAATTGACTATGGTTATGCAGCAGAATCTGCAGTAATATGGGGTGCAATAGACCCTAGTGATGAAACATTAATTATATACAGGGAACTATATCAAAAAGGATTAACTGGTGAAGACTTAGCTACTAGAATCTTTGAGTTTGAGAAAGAGGATAGGTTGTCTGTAAATGGTGTGTTAGACTGGGCTGCGTGGGCTAGGACTGGCTCTACTGGTCCAACTGTAGGCGAAGTACTATCCAGAGCAGGACACAAGCTTAGAAGAGCTGACAAGAACAGAATCCAAGGTAAGATACAAATACATGAGAGATTAAAGATAACAGATAAGGGTAGACCTAAAATGCAAATCTTTAAATCATGTCCTAATCTAATTAGAGAAATACAATCTATTCCTCTAGACCCTAACAAACCTGAGGATGTAGATACAAAAGCATCAGACCATGCTTATGATGCTTTGAGATATTTAATTATGTCTAGACCTAAAGCAAGAACAGCCTGGGAGGATATGCGTGAAACAAAACGCTTTACTCCTTCAGACCCAATTTTTGGATATTAATATGCCCTTATATACTTTTAAGAACTTAGAAACAAATGAAGAATATGATGAAGTAATGTCATATGAAGAACTACAAAAATATTTAACACAAGATAACATACAACAAGTATTTAAATTTAATATGTTTAGATACTCTGATGGTGGTGGAATGAAAGACCAATTTACAGATTGGTGTAAAGAGAGTTCTGTAAATGGTAAAGGAGATTTTAAACCTTATGGTAAGGCTGCTAAAGGAATAAAACAAAAGGGAGATAAATGAGAAAGAAAAAGAAACCAAAGAAACAAAGAAAAATAATTCCACTTGATACAAAGACTTTAGGTAATGATATTACTAAATATCCTTATGTAGAAATAGAATGGTTGGATATCGAGGGTGATGCTGGCTGGAGTTCAACTAAACAATTAAACTTAGAACAACTTCCAACTTGTGTATCTAAAGGATATTTACTTAGTCAAAAGAATGGTGTGACTAGAATCTTTACTGATTATATTAAAAGCAAAGATAAACCTACCTTTGAAGATATAGGTAACACAACTATTATCCCTACAGCAGTAATTAAGAATATTAAGAAAATACTATAACTTAATAAAAAGTAGTTGACAAGCTACTAAAAAAAGTGTATTATTATACATATTATACACAAAATTAAAAGGTTGAATATTTTATGGCTGAGTACGAAGAAAAAGATTTAGGAAATTCTATGCCTGAAGATGGGGAAATGGAAGACAATAAACAGCAATCTGCTTTAGTTGGTATTGTTCAATCTAAGTTTCAGCAATGTGAAACTACTAGAAGAGATGATGAATTAAGATGGTTACAATCTTATCACAACTATAGAGGTAGATACCTTAAAGATGTTAAGTTCAGAGAGAATGAAAAGTCTAGAGTCTTTGTTAAAGTAACTAAGACAAAAGTACTTGCAGCTTATGGACAACTAATTGATGTACTATTCGGTACAAATAAATTTCCATTATCAATTCAAGAAACAAGAGTACCTGAAGGAATTGCAGAGTACGCACACCTTAATCCTTTAAAGGAAATGCAAGGTGATGAGAATTTAAATCCTACTCCTGGTGTTGAAGGAAATATGGATTATATGCCTGGTGAAGAAATGGATATGCCATTACAAAATGGTGGTCTAGGTTTTCCTGGTGATGGTAGAGAGTTACCAAAGGGTGCAACATTTAATACATTAAAAGATTTAGAATTAGGAAGCCTTGAAGAAGAATATGAGAAGGCTGACTTATCAGAAGGACCAGCACCAAGTCCTGAGATGCCACAGATTAAACCTGCACAGATTGCAGCAAGAAGATTAGAAAAATTAATCCATGACCAAATAGAAGAATCAAATGGAAGTATAGCTTTAAGAAATGCTATCTTTGAATCTTGTTTATTAGGTACAGGAATTGTTAAAGGACCTTTTACTTATAACAAAACATTACATAGATATACTGATACAGGTAATGGTAGAGAATATACACCTGAACAAGTTAAAGTTCCTAAAGTAGAATTTGTTAGCATATGGGATTTTTACCCTGACCCTAATGCTAGAACTATGGATGAAGCAGAATATATTATTCAAAGACATAGATTAAACAGACATCAATTTTTAGATTTAGCTAATAGACCTTTCTTTAATAAAGAAGCTATTATGGAATGTTTAAAGATGGGTGCTAACTATGTTAAGAAAGAATGGGAAACTGATATTGATTTAGAAAAAAGTCATTACGCAGATATTACTCATAATAGATTTGAAGTATTAGAATATTGGGGAACTATAACTGCAATGGCTGCAAGAGAAGAAGGTCTTGAAGTTAGTGAAGATATAGATGATTCAGAAGAAATACAAGTTAACATCTGGATGCATAGAGGTAAAGTAATCAGAGTAGTTGAGAATCCTTTCAAACCTTTTAGAAATCCTTACCAAGCATTTGTATATGAAAAGAATCCTTATACATTCTTTGGTATTGGTGTTCCAGAAAACATGGATGATGCACAACAGATTATGAATGGTCATGCAAGAATGGCAATTGATAACTTAGCATTAGCTGGTAACTTAGTATTTGATGTTGATGAATCAGCTTTATCATCTAATCAAAACATGGAAGTATATCCAGGTAAAATATTTAAAAGACAATCTGGTGTACCAGGTCAATCTATTTATGGAATTAAGTTTCCAAATACTGCAAATGAAAATATGCAGATGTTTGATAAGTTCAGACAACTAGCTGATGAGTCTACTGGCTTACCATCTTATTCACATGGTCAAACAGGTGTTCAGTCTATGACAAGAACAGCATCTGGTATGTCAATGTTAATGGGTGCAGCATCTTTAAATATTAAAACAGTAATTAAAAATATTGACGACCAATTAATTAAACCTTTAGGTGAAGCTATGTTCCAATGGAATATGCAATTCTATGAAGGTGACTTACCTATTCAAGGTGATTTAGAAATTAAGGCAACAGGTTCATCTAGTTTGATGAAGAAAGAAGTTAGAAGTCAAAGACTAACTATGTTCTTACAAACTGTACAGAATCCATCAATTGCTCCATTTGTTAGAATGTCAGAGGTTATTAAAGAGTTAGCATACTCTTTAGATTTAGACCCTGCAGAAGTAATGAACACTAAAGATGAAGCAGAAATATATGCTAAAATTATAGGAATGCAAAATGCTAAACAAGGAAATGGCTCTCAAGCTGATGTCAATGGTCAACTCGGAGCAATGGCTGGTAATGCAGGAATACCTGAACAAGCTCCAGGAGTTAACAGCCCAGGAAATGGCGAAGGCTCAATCGGACCAGGTAATACACCAATGCCAGGGGAGATGGAATTTACTGGACAAGTTGAAGAACCTCCAATCACAGGTTAGAGATTTATCAAAATAACAGTTGACTATATCGTATTCGATTGTTATACTATAGAATTATTAGGAGATAATATATATGAAAAAAATAAAAGCAATTAAGATGGCAACAGGTGGACTTATGTCACAACCACCTTATATTGCTAAACAAGATTCTAAAGATGAATCATTAATTCAAGCATATGATGTTAATACTCCTGCGTCTGCAAGACAAGGATTACCTTCAAGAGCAATGTCTTCTTCTAGAACTAGAATGAATAAAGGTGGACAAGTTTTTGATAATGCTGGAGGTGTAACAACTCAAGATATGAATATAGGAAAAGAATTTGCACCTGAAAGTAAAAGTGCTAGAGGAGTCATAAAAAAAAGTATGGGTGGCTTACTAAATAAAAGATTAAATTTTAATGAAGGTGATTCTGTTAAAGATAAAATTGAAGCTAGAAAATTTGAACAGCTTAAAGCCATGAAAGATTCAGGACTTCCATTAACTGATAAACAAGAACAAGCATTAGAATCTTATATAGCAAAAGATAGAAAAGTAGAGATGGCTATTGGTGGAGTAGTTACTGAAAAATATTCTACACAAAGACCAGACTATCAAGCATATGCTGAAGGTGGAGAAGTTGAAGAAGAAATGATTATGGAAGATATGTCTGATGAAGATATGCCTATTATGGAAGAATTAGAAACAGAAGATGAATCTTTATTACAACCTATGGGTATGGATGATGAAATGTATATGGATGAAGAAATGGAAGATGAAGAAGATTATGGTGACATGGATGCCATTATAGATACTTCAGCTTTATCAGAAGAAGAAGAAAAAGTTTTAGATGATGCAGTAGAAATGCATCCAGAACTAGAAGCAATTATTCCTAAGTTAGTTGCAACAGAATTTACAGAAGATGGAGAAGTAGAAGGACCAGGAACAGGAACTTCAGACTCTATCCCAGCACTTTTATCAGATGGTGAATTTGTATTTACAGCAAAAGCAGTTAAGAGCCTTGGTGTAGACAAATTAAGAAGTATGATGAAACAAGCAGAAGAATCTTATGATGCTGGAATCTCTTCTCAAGTAGAAGAAGTATAAAAGAATTTGTAGAGAAAGGTACTCTACGGATAGACAAGCTACCTTATAATAAAATTTATTTATTGTAAGCCCTTGTAGTTTCGTTTTAAACTAAAACCTACCATAGCTACCTTCAGTTATGAAGCCCTAAGGAGGACAATACAATGAGTAACAAAAACGAAGAAGGACTAAAAGAAGTCGCAGCAAACCCTTACAACAGAAAAAAATCTTGGCATACAGATAATATGATGCCTACTGATAGAACTTCTGCTGATACAGGTTTGTTTGTGCCAAACCCTGATAGTAATATTAATGCATCCGAAGCTACTGCCAATGGCAACCCTGACGATACAACTGATAATACTACAGCCACTATGGATAAGGTTCAAGACTCTGCGTTAAATACAGAAGCTAACCCTTATACAAAAGTTGATTATAAGAAAAGATATGATGACCTTAAGCGTTATTATGACAGGAAACTAGGAGAATGGAATAACAAGGAAAGTGACCTTAAAGTACAACTTAAAGAGAACAGACCTGTTTACCAGCCACCTAAATCGAAAGAAGAGCTAGAAGCTTTTAAAAACGATTACCCTGATATTTATGGCGTAGTGGAAACTGTATCACACTTACAATCGCAAAATGAAGTTAAGACATTACAAGAAGAGTTAGAAGGTTTAAAGAAAGCTAATGTATCTTTACAACAAAGAGAAGCTTCTTTAGAACTTTCAAAATATCATCCTGACTTTGAAGAAATAAAAGAGTCTGATGATTTCCATGATTGGGCTGATGCTCAACCAAGCGAAATTAAAAAATGGATATATGAAAACAACTCTGATGGTAAACTTGCTTCAAGAGCAATTGACTTGTATAAGAAGGACCGAGGACTTGGATTAGATAAAAAAACCGAAACGAAGAAAAGGTCTAAATCAGAAGGTGCTGACTTGTTAGTTAAAACTAATGAACAAGCTCAAATACCTGAAGGTAAAGAACTTTTCATCAAGCGTTCTGATATTGCTAAAATGTCAGATGCTGAGTTTATGCAATACGAAAAAGAAATTGTAAAAGCTCAAAGGGAAGGTAGACTTATAGATTAAGTTTATCTTTATTTTTTATTAATCAACAACTAACAAAGGAGATACTACTATGGCAAAATTTGCAGGTGGTTCAACATATAACTTTGGATTAAGTGTTTCAGGTCAAACTAATGGTTTTTTTATTCCTGAAATCTATTCAAAGAAAGTACAAATAGCTCTAAGAAAAGCAGCAGTAGCAGAAGCAATCTGTAACACAGATTACATGGGTGAAATTTCATCTTTCGGCGATACTGTTAACATTGTCAAAGAGCCTCAAATAGCAGTAGCTGATTACACTAGAGGACTAGCTGTAACTTCTACTAACTTAACAGACCAAGAATTGGTTCTTACAATTGACCAAGCGAAGTCTTTTTCATTCAAAATAGATGACTTAGAGAAGAGATTCTCTCATGTTAACTTTCAAGCTGTAGCTGCAGACAATGCTGCTTACGCTTTGAGAGATGCTATGGATAGCAACATCTTAGAAGCAATAGGTGCTGGTGCAACTGTTACTACTGGAATGGGAACAACTTCAGCTCCGATTGATATCGGATTCGGTACTGGTGAAGTAGACCCTCTAAACCAAATGTCATTAGCTGCTAAAGAATTAGATGAAGCTAATGCACCTGAAGATGGAAGATGGTTCGTTGCTGCCCCTGAGTGGTACAACCAACTAGCTAACACTTCTTCTAAACTTTTATCAGTTGATTTCAATGCTGGTCAAGGTTCAATTAGAAATGGTTTAGTTGCATCTGGATTACTAAGAGGATTCCAAATGTATAAATCAAACAACTTACCAACTAATGACTTATCTGGTGCAACTCCTGCTGGTGCAGGTGATGCTCCTATGGCATTATTCGGACACATTTCAGGAACTTCTGCTGCGTCTTCTATGAATAAAGTAGAAACAATCAGAGATACTGGAACTTTTTCTGATGTCGTTAGAGGTCTAATGGTATGGGGTAGAAAAGTATTAAGACCAGAAATTACTGGTAAGATTATCTACACAATAGATTAATCTTTAATACACTTTGGTTGGGGGTAGCAATATCCCCAATCATTTAATTTAATTAAAAAGGAATATATATTATGCCAATGAAAAAAGCAATGCCAGGTGGAAAAATTACTAACAAAGGTAAATACAAAGCTGGTGGTAAAGTAGAAAGAAATAAAAAAGGTCATGGTGGAATGATGACTATAGTAATTAAAAAAAATAAAAAGAAATAAATTATGAAATTAAAAGAACATATACCACATATTATAAAAGAACATAAAAAAGAAATAGCAATTGCTGCTATCATTTTACTTGTTGCAATAATTATATAAAGAATTCTATGGGAATAATGTCTTCACCTGCATGGACTCGTAAAGAGGGCAAAGCTAAGTCTGGTGGACTTAATGCTAAAGGTAGAGCATCTTACAATAAAGGTAAAACTAAAACTGGTAAGAAAAGAAATTTAAAAGCACCAAGTAAAGTAGTAGGGAATAAAAGAAGAAAGAGTTTTTGTGCGAGGATGAAAGGGATGAAGAAAAAACTTACATCTAAAAAAACTGCTCGTGACCCTAACTCAAGAATTAATAAATCACTAAGAGCATGGAACTGTTAACATATGGCTAAAACTTATTTATCAATGACTAACGAACTACTGGTTGAAATTAATGAACCAGAAGTAACAACAATATCAGGAGCATTAGGTATACAAAAATTTGTAGCTAACTGTGTTAATAGAGCTTACTTTGATATAGTAGATGCTCAAGATACATGGTCTTGGTTATCAACATCAGCAACACAAGGTAATTACAATGGTAATACTTATGTTGAAACTGTTGCAGGACAAAGATGGTATCTTTTAAAACAAGGTTCATCAAGTGTTGATACAGATTTTTCTAATGTAGACTGGGATGGTTTTTCATTAACAGAACAAGGTGTATCTGGTAAAACAGAACCTTATACAATTAAAAATTTACCTTTTGTTTCTTTAGAAACTTGGAGAGATTTTTATTCTGAAGGTGAAGAAAGAGATAGTTCACAAACAACTCCTGTATATGGTGTACCACAAAGAATAATTAGAAGCGAAGATAATAGACACTTTGGTTTATCCCCTGTGCCTGATGAAGTTTATAGAATTTATTTTTATGCTTACAACAGACCTGCAGAATTAAGTACTGATACAGATGCTGTTTTATTTCCAGCACAATACAAAACAGTTTTACTAGCTAGAGCTAGATATTATATTTATCAATTCAAAGATAATATTGCACAAACACAATTAGCTTTAGATGAATATAAAAAAAGTTTAGATAAAATGATTGAGCAATTAAATGCTCCTCAACCTAAATATATCGAAGACGATAGAAGAGTATTTATTTAACAAAGGATAACAATGCCAACTCAAGGAGCTTCCATTACAGTACAGGGTGGCTTGGATTTAGTTTCAAGTAGTCATGCTTTATTTAGAACACCTGGAGCTGCAACTGTCCTACAAAATTTTGAATCATCTACTACTGGTGGTTATAGAAGAATAAGTGGTTTTGAAAAATTAGGAACTACAAGTGCAGTTATTCCTTCTGGAGTTTCAACTGATGCAATGCATGGTGTTAAAGGTTATGCTAATGGTATTGTTGTTGCTCAAGGAGCTAATTTATATTTTAGTACTACAGGTACTTCATATGTTCAAATAAACAAAGATACATTTACAGCAGCTACTGGAACAGTTTCAATTAGTGCAGGTTCACCTACAGTAACAGGAACAAATACTGTATTTACTTCTGAATTTATTGTTGGAGATGATATAAAAATTGATAATTTATTTTATAAAGTATTATCTATTACAAGTAATACTATATTAACATTAGATATTAATGCTAATACTGCTAATACACAAAATGGTTTAACATTTTATAAAGGTGGAATAACTTCAAGTGCATTAGCTAGTGCTACTACAATACCTAGAACTAATCAAACCAATGTTCAATTTGTAAACTTTGAATCTCATGGAGATAATGGTACATTATATTTTGTAGATGGTGTTAATAAAATAGGTGAGTTTCATATTGATGAAAATAACTTATATCACTTTGAAGAATTACATAGGTCTTCTCCAGTAGGATGTTCTTTAATAGAAAGATATACTGAAAGAATTATAGTATCTGGACAAACATCTAATCCTAGTGTTGTCTATTATAGTGGTAGATTAAAACCTTATGACTTTGAAGATTCTTCTGCAGGGTTTATTGATGTAGGTGATATAGTAACAGGTATTAAAGTATTTAGAAATAGCTTAATTATATTTTGTAAAAATAGTATATATGAGTTGACAAACCTTGATTCTACTCCTATAATTAAGTCAGTAACAAAAAATATAGGTTGTGTAAGTGGTAACTCAATTCAAGAGATAGGTGGAGATTTAATCTTCTTAGCACCTGATGGATTAAGAACAATTGCTGGTACAGCTAGAATTGATGACGTAGAATTAAGTTCTATCAGTAGAAAAATTTTACCATTAGTAAATGAAATAATTAATAACTTTGCTAACTATACTATTTCAAGTATGGTCATTAGAGAAAGAAGTCAATACAGATTATTTTATTATAGGTCTGGTCAGGCAGCTAGTGGGCAAAGAGGAATTATAGGAACATTTAAATATAATTCAGAAGGTATACCTGCATTTGAATGGAGTCAAACTAAAGGTTTACCAGTTAAGTTTTGTACCTCAGATGTTAACAATAATGGTACAGAAGTACTTCATCATACTGATGAAACAGGTTATGTTTATAAACATGATACTGGTAACAGTTTTGATGGTACTAATGTAGTAGCAGAATTTCAAACACCAGATATGGATTATGGTGATAATGGTTTAAGAAAAAGTTTATATAAAGTTAAAACTAATATTGAACCTGAAGGAACTCAAAATGATTTACTATTACGAATTAGATATGATTTTGAAAGTGGTGAAGTTCCACAACCAGGAAACTTTTCAGTAGGTAACTTAAGTTCAGCTTCATTATTTGGTACAGCAATATTTGGTACAGCAACATTTGGGGCAACAACTCTACCAAGTAAAAGTGTTTTAGTAACAGGAAGTGGTTTTTCTAATAACTTTAAATTTTTTAGTGATGACACAAATGCTCCTTATTCAGTAAACGGAATGTTTGTTTCATTCATAGCAGGAGGAAGAAGATAAATTATGGCAGGATATATTAGACAAAGTTCAATTAATGATGGTGATACAGTCACAGCTTCATTATTTAATAATGAATACAATCAATTATTAGCAGCATTTAATGCAACATCAGGACACAAGCATGATGGTACTGCAGCAGAAGGACCAGTCATTGCTCTTATTGGAGATTCAGGTCTTACTACTCCTTTAAACAAAATTCAAATAGATACACCTAATGATGAAATAGGTTTTCATATTGATGTATCAGGAACTTCTACAGAACAATTTAAATTACTAGATGGTGGGATTATTCCTATTACTAATAATGATATTGATTTAGGTACAAGTTCTTTACAATTTAAAGATGCTTTCTTTGATGGAACAGTTACATTAGATGGTTTAGTAATTGGTTCAGCTACTTCTATTACAGATGTAGATACAGATTTAACTTCAGTATCAGCTAGTGATGATACAGTTGCAAGTGCTAAAGCAATTAAAACTTATGTTGATTCACAAGTAACAGCAAGTGATTTAGATTTCTCTGGTGATACTGGTGGCTCTCAATCAATTGATTTAGATTCACAATCATTAACACTTACTGGTGGAACTGGTATTGATACTACAGGTTCTGCTCAAGCAATGACTTTTGCAATTGATACAGCAGTCGTTGTAGATAAAACAACAGCACAAACTTTAACAAATAAAACTATTGATTTAGATAACAATACATTATCTAATATTGAAGTTGATAATTTAAAAGCAGGAGTTTTAGATACAGATATAACTTCAGTATCTGCTTCAGATGATACACTTGCATCTTCAAAAGCAATTAAAAGTTATGTAGATACTCAAGTAGCAACTATACCAGTTGGAGATATTACTTCAGTAGTAGCTGGTGCTGGTATGACAGGTGGTGGAACATCTGGTGATGTTACATTAGATGTTGTAGGTGGTACAGGTATTACAGCTAATGCAAATAATATAACTATTGATGCAACTGTTGCTACATTAGATGGCTCACAAACTTTAACTAATAAATCTGGTAACATTTCACAATGGACAAATGATGCAGGTTACTTAACTGCAGAAACAGATAATCAAACATTAAGTTTTTCAACACCAACTTTAACAATTAGTAATGGTAATAATGTAAACTTAAGTACATTAACAACTGGTTTAATTACAGCAAGTTCAACTGATACATTTACTAATAAAACTATCGATGCAGATGGTACTGGTAACTCAATTACTAATATTGAGAATGCTAATATTAAAGCATCAGCAGCTATTGATGCAACTAAAATTGCAGATGGTTCAGTTACAAGTACAGAATTTCAATACATTAATACTCTATCATCTAATGCTCAAACACAGATAGATAGTAAACAAGCTACAATAGATTCAAGTGCTAGATTAAATGCTAATTTAGTAGGAGATGGTTCAGTAGATAATACTGAATTTGGTTACATTAATGGTGTAACTTCAGCAATACAAACTCAAATTAATACAGCTAATGCTGATATAGCTACTAAAGCTTCAGCAGGATTTGCTGTTGCAATGGCAATTGCTTTATAATAAGTTGTTGACAAAGTAATATAAAAATGGTATAATTAGGATAATTCTATGGCACAAGATTTCGAAAGATATTTACAACAAGACATTTCAAACTCATCAGGTTCGCCTACTGTTTTAAGAACAGCAGCAGATTCAGATGATGCAATCATTGGTATTAGATGTGCAAACACTTCTGGTACTTCTGTGAATGTATCTGTCTATGTTAAAAATGGAACTGACACATATTTTATTATTAAAGATGCACCTATCCCTACTGGTGGTTCTTTAGAATTAATAGATGGTGGTTCTAAAGTTGTTTTACAAACTGGTGATTCAGTTGAAGCTTATGCTTCTGCTGCAACTTCTGTTGATATAATTACAAGTGTTGTAGATACTATCTCAGCATAATAAACAAGGAAATAATTAAGTATGGCATATGTCGGTAAAGCTCCTGCTAACGCAGCTTTAACATCAAGTGATATTAATAATGGAATAATTACTGCAGATAAACTTGCAAGTAATTCTGTTACTGAAGTTAAAGTAAATGCAGATGCTATCACAAATGCTAAAACAGAATTTACACCTGGACTAACTATTAAAGGTGATGGTTCTTCAGCAGATGGAAAATTAATTCTTAACTGTTCACAAAATTCTCATGGAGTTTCAATAGCTGGACCTGCACATTCTGCAGGACAAAGTTATAATTTAGTTTTACCAACATCAGTTGGAACAAGTGGACAAGTACTTGCTACTAATGGTAATGCAAATAATCAATTAAGTTGGGTATCTGCACAAGAAACTAAACCTACAGTTGCTAATGTATCTCAAACAATTGCTCCAGCAACAGCTACAACAATAAATATTACTGGTACAAACTTTGTATCAATACCTCAAGTTGAGTTTATTAAAACAGATGGTGCAGTAACAGTTGCTAATACAATTTCATTTACAAATTCAACTACACTTTCAGTTAATGTAACTTTAGCTACAGGAAACTATTATGTTAGAGTAGAAAATCCAGATGGTAATGCAGGAAGAAGTACAAATAATATTATTACAGCTTCAACAGCACCTACATGGTCAACTGCTTCAGGTTCTTTAGGAAGTGTTGCAGGAAATTTTTCTGGTACAGTTGCAACAGTTGCAGGTAGTTCAGATTCTACAGTAGCTTATTCAGAAACTACATCAGTATTAACAAATGCTGCACAAGCAAACTGTTCATTAAATAGTTCAACAGGTGCAATCACAACAACAGATTTCGGTGGTAGTTCAACTACTGCTACTACATATAATTTTACTTTAAGATTAACAGACGCAGAAGGACAGACAGCAGATAGAGCATTTAGTTTAACATCTAACTTCGGTGCAACAGGTGGAGGACAATTTAACTAATGGCTAGTACATATTTAACAAGAACACCATCATCAACAGGTAATAGAAAAACTTGGACATTTAGTGCATGGTTTAAAAAATTTGAAACAGGAGTACAACACAGAATACTTTCAGTTCAAGAAAGTGGAGATGAAAGACTTGGATTATATTTTAGTACAAGTGACCAAATGGTTGCAGAGTTAAGATTTGGTGGAGTGGGTGGTACAGGATTAACTACAAATCAATTATTTAGAGATACTTCTGGTTGGTATCATGTAGTATGGTCAGTAGATACAACACAAGCAACAGCATCTGATAGAGCAAAACTTTATATAAATGGAGAACAAATAACTTCTTTTTCAGCAAGTGGTTATCCAGCACAAAATGCAAACACAGCAACTAATTATACTGTTGAACATAGAATTGGTAAAAGTGTTGGATTTAATAATCCCTTTAATGGTTTAATGAGCCATATACATTTAACAGATGGCACAACTTATGACGCAACAGCATTTGGAGAATATGATGCTAATGGTGTTTGGAAAATTAAAACTTCTCCATCAGTTAATTATGGAACTAATGGTTTCTTTATTTTAAAAAATGGTAATTCAGTAACAGACCAATCTGGTAATAGTAATAACTTTACAGTTGGTGGTGGTACATTAACGAATACTGAAGATTCTCCAAGCAATGTTTTTGCTACATTAAATTCTTTAGATAATTATTATGCTTCTACTATTTTTAGTAATGGTAATACAAGTCAAACTTCAAATGCAGGTGCTTATGCTTGGGTTTCATCAACATTAGGAATGACATCAGGTAAATTTTATGCAGAGTGCAAACAAACAGGTTTTTCTGGTGGTAGTAATTATAATTTAATAGGAGTTGTTGCTACAGAATTAACATCAAGTTCTACATATTTAGGAGGTGTTGCAGGAACATCTGGATATTATGCTCAAGGAAATGTTTATAATGGTTCTGGTTCAGCGACATCTACTTATAATTCTTACACAACAAATGATATTATAGGTGTAGCAATAGATTTAGATAATAATAAATTATATTTTTCTAAAAATGGTACATGGCAAAATAGTGGAGTACCTACATCTGGTTCAACAGGAACAGGTGCTTTATCATTAACAGCAGTAAGTAGTACAAATAAAGGTGCATACTTTTTTGCTAGTGGAGATTATGGAAATACAGTTGTAGTTAATAACTCTTGGAACTTCGGTAATGGCTACTTCGGAACAACAGCAGTATCTAGTGCAGGAACTAACGCATCTGGTAATGGAATATTTGAATTTGATTGTCCAACAGGCTATACTGCTTTATCAACCAAAGGATTAAATTTATAATGGCATATACTACAATTAAAAAACCTTCTGATTATTTTAATGGAACTGCTTACACAGGTAATGGCACAGCAGGTAGAGATATAACTTTAGCGACTTTTCAGCCAGATTTTACATGGATTAAATCTAGGTCAGATACAGACAATCACAGACTTGTAGATGCAGTAAGAGGTGCAACTAAACATTTACAATCTGATACTACTGATGCTGAACAAACAAGTTCTAATGTTACAGCTTTTACTTCTGATGGAGTAACTCTATCAAGTAATGGTGCTGTAAATGCTAATTCAGAAACATATATGTCATGGAACTGGTTAGGTGCAAATGGAACTACAGCTAATACAGATGGTTCTATAAGTTCTACAGTTTCAGCTAATACTACAAGTGGATTTAGTATTGTGTCTTGGACAGGTACAGAAGCTAATGCTACTGTTGGTCATGGATTAGGTTCAGCTCCAAAAATGATAA